AAGGCAGAATAATCGACATCAACCTGATGACGTGGACCGTAGACTTCGTCTCTCAGTTCGATCAAAAGAGCTTCTTGAACGTACAGGTCGCGTCTCCATACATGCATGCTAACCGCGGTGAAGGCATCTATGCCTTTCCAGAAGTCGGTTCAAAGTGTTTGCTTTGCATCCCAAGCGATGGACCTCCGCCATTCATCCTTGCGTTCATCATGCCGCAGGAGACGATTTCCGATACCTCGAGCGACGAAGCACCAGCCGGCACTGAATCGAAGGGAGGGGATACGAACGAAGCCACTGGCTTCACGTTCGGAGGTGGAAGATTCAGGCCGAAGCCTGGTGACATCTACATGAAGGGTAGAGATGGTCAATTCTGCATTCTGCATCGTGGAGGCGTTCTTCAGATTGGGTCTACGATGTTGGCGCAGAGGATCTTCATCCCACTCGGTAACGTCGTCAAAGACATCAGTCAGAACTACCACCACTACAACACCGGTGGCACCATCAGTTGGTCAGTCGCAACAGCTCCCAGTGAGGACAACCCGCCTACTACTTGGAAGCAGACGTTCAGACTTTCAGCCAATGAGGACAAAGCCACTATCCGTGTAGCGGTAGGCACTATCAGCGATGTAGTTGGTGAGCACAAGGATGGTACTGGCAACCAGGCAGAGATCGATACCCTCGGTATTGGTAGCAATCTGATATACGAAGTGGCTCTTGCCCCAGAGCTCTTCGGAGCAGATGACGGTTCTGTACAGCCGGATACGACAAAAGGCACGAAGCTCAGGTTCTTCTTCAACAAGAACGGGGGAGCCTATCTAGGTTGTGCTGGTAACGTTCTTCTTGCTACGAAGCAGAAGCTTCGAGTAAAAGCTGGTGATGACATCGAGATCACGACGGACAAGAACTTCCGTCTGCAGGCCGAGGGCATTACTCGTATCGAAGGAAAGAAACTCCTCGAGCTTGCAGGTGGGGTGGTGAGGATCGGACCGGGCACTGACAACGTGGCTCATGTAGGGTCTGTTGTGATAGTTACTATTCCCCCAGGCATTCCACTTGGTATTGCTCCACCAGGTGGTGGTCCTGTGCCTTCCAATCCGTTGACCATTACTGGTCTCGTCAGTACTGGGAAGCCAACCGTCCTCGTGTAGCTATGGCAGTCACTGAGATCGCAGGAGGAACGCTGGGCAGCATCAACTTTACTGCTCAGGCAGCAGTGGGTTTTCTGAATCCATTCGGCGCTCAAGTCGATGCTTTCTTCGGGGCCACTCTTGGCCCACTGCAGGCTGACTTGACTGCGCAGCTTAACGCGAGCCTTGCAGCAGCAGCTTCGATCTCTATTAGCATCGGTAACCCTCTTGCGAATCTGCAGGCTGCTCTTGCTGCTGTGGGTCAACTTCAAGCTGCCATTACGGCAGCTCTTGCGTTGCCTCCCATCAACATCGCTGCGAGTGGGCAGCTTTCAGCTACGCTCGCCTTGGCTGCAGCTCTAGAGGCAAAGCTTGGTCTGCTGGACATTGCAGTTAAGGCGCTACTGGCAATCAAGATTCCGGCTGTGGAACTCGCAGCCAATGCTGTTGCTGAGCTTGGTGCTGGACCAGCCATCCTCCTAGAATTCACTGGTGGAACTCTTTCAGCGCATGGCACAGCTATCCAGGCGTTGTTCAATTCTGGGCTCAGCCTTGGTGGTGGAATCACCCCTGGCGATACTGCTTTTGGCTACATCCTGGTTACCAAGGCACCGGTGGCGAAGTCCGGCCTAGACTTCGTCCTGCGTGGCATCTAGGCGTTTTTCTTAGCATCGGAGTAGAATCGACTTTATGACTCAGCCGTTGTTCTTCGAGCCGGCGAAATACCTGGAGAAGTACGCTGCCCAGGTAGATCTACCCGAGGACCCGAATCTCTGGCCGCAGGAGATTCTGCAGGAGCTCTACAAGCAGGTCCCCTACATCGCCGACTTCGAACCGCACGTGACCATGGATAGGGTCGATGCGGAGAAGGGCTACGGTCTCGGGCACGTAGAGGTCTCCCCGCAGACCGAAGCTCAGATGGGCACCCCGCAGGAGCAGCTGCAGACGGCTGGCGTTCGGACTGTGCGTGTACCAATAGTCATCAAGAACGGCAAGCTCTATCCGTTCGATATCCTCATCACCGACGACTCGAAGATGCTGCCGCTGACGGAGAGCAGAATCCGTCAGACGATCTTCCGCCCGCAGGCGTTCGACGTCACAGCTAGAACCCCCGGTGACCTCAGCATGATCGGTCAGCTCTACCCGCCGTATCGCCAGAACCATGGTTTCGGTGGCGGCGGCGGGTCCATGAATGTTGGTATGGGCAAGGAGTCGAGTGTACTCGAGGAGTACCTGACGAAGAAAGCAGATGCCCTCGATGATTACATGGCCTCCTCGGTCAAGCACGAGCGCCTCGGCAAGAAGTACAAGGTTGGCGAAGTACAGCCAGGCATGCTCGACGATTTCATCAAGAACGCTTCTGCAATCGTATCGAAGATGGTGAAGAAGGGCTCTGTGCTCAAAGCCATCCTGCCGACCATCAACGAAGGTGACTATACGAAGTTCGCCAGTGCGTTGAGCACAACTGACGTGCAGTCCGCACTGCTGCAGAACAAGGCTGCTCTATCAGAAGCTCTCTCGACACTGTCGAGCTACAACCCCAGCTCGGAGAAGATTTCCTCAGCCCTCGCGAACTTCGTGAAGCCGGACGTGGTTCAGATTCGTAAGGACGTTGATTGTTACATCGTCAAGAGTGCGAACCATAAGTTCTGGGAGCCGCTGGAGGAGAAGATCGAACGACGTGAGCTCGTGCAGCGCTTCGGTGAGAAGGTGGCTTTGGCTGCTGACACTGAAGGTGCAGTTACCATGGCTGATGGGGCAGACGCCGCAGAGCAGGACGTTGATACCTCTCAGATCGGACCTGTTGCAACAAGCGGTCTCTACAAGGTCAAGGATGTCAACGGCAGTGAACATATTGGGTACGTCATCATCAATCTGCTTGATACCGATGGTGACGTTCTGCCTCTGTCTCTCTTCACCAACGGCTCGAAGGCAGCTGTGCAGTCCGACATCGTGGGCATGCCCGCAGGTGAAGGCTTCGAGCTACCGACTGCAGACCTCGCTCAGGGGGCAGGTTTCTTCTTTACGGGACAGGGTGACCAGATTCAGGCCACTATTCCGTTCGAGCTTCAGGGTGGCTCGTACGACAGTCCTGACGGCATGATGGTCTACGTTGGTGAGACCTTCGATGGTCGACCGGTGGAGGTTAGTCAGCAGCCGAACATCCAGTCCATCTACGAGACAGAGGAGGGGCGGATCCTCGTTCCACAGCATTGGCAGTGGAGTCCTCTCGAGGCAGCAGATGCACTCGATCTCGTGGGTACCGAAGCCGAAGAGCCGAAAGAGGCTTCTGCCAAGAGGGCCATTGCTTCGGTCTACATCCGGTCCGACGGCTCGAGTTTCTCCATCGACGGCCCTTCTTTGATGAAGATTGCCACTGATGCGAAGAACTTCCTAGGCCTCGACGACGCTATGTTCCTGCTCGCTGGTCTTGGCGTGAAGCAGGATTACGGCGTCAAGAAGCTAGGTCAGGCTCTCGCCCAGAGAGAGCCCATCCAGGTCAGGATCGGCCGAGTCCTTCATCCTGCAAGTGAAAGTAAGCTTGCAGCTATCCATGCAGCATCCGAGCTCAAGCTGGTGAATCTACGGCAAGATCTGACGAAGGAAGCCCTCTTCATCCCAGACCCTATTGCTGTAGACACCGTGCTCAGCCTGGGCTTTATCAACCCGGAGAACCTGATGACTTTCATCAGCTACCTCCCGGTGCTCGAGGAGTCACAGACCCGAATGTGCGAGCTCCTTCTTGCCACTCGGCTCGGCCTCGAAGCAGTGTCTGAATCAGCTCTGGAGAAGGCAGTTCGGGCCACCGAGGAAGTGCTCGAAGGCCTCAAGGTGCTCGCCTTTCAGGGCGTGTAGTCGACAAGTAGTTGAAATTTTGGTTGGAGTAGTTCAACACTCCTAACCACAGATGATTCGGCACAGCCCATGCGAGCTGTACCTGAGGTACCTGACCGTCCACCCTGATCGGTATTTGGACGATCAAGTTATCAGGATTGCTCGCCTTCAACAGCTCGACCCGATTGGGGAGGAGTACATCGAGCAGCTCAGGAGAACGACCGTTCCACCTGTGCCGTTCTATCCACTGAACCGCAGGCACGAACCCAGTACTCGTTTCTTATTGAGGCATAGGATCTGGCAGTTCTTCCATCCCAGTCCAGAGATGGAGGCAGCACAGAGATTGGTGGACGATACTAGAGCCAAGGAGCTCATCGAGACCATGCTCCTCGCACGAAGCAACCCAACATGGGTGGCGAGTGCGCTGAATCGCATTGGTGTCAGTGCTTCTGGTGAAGTCATCGAGATGTACAAGAAGCACTATTGGAATGTCGATCTACTCGACTCCACTGAAATGAAGTCGCTTCTGTCTTTGCGGGTGGACCTAACCTATTTCAAAGATGCTCATCAGATGGAGGCCTATCTCAAACACTTCAAGGGAGATCCGCGCATGATGGTGGCAAACATGCCGATACCCACACTCGCGACGATGATGAACATGATGCGGATGGGCTTTATGCCCGGTCACGTGGAAGTGACACGCATCGCTTCAACAGCACGAACGGCTGCAACCGTCAGAACATTGGAGTCTGTCATGCGCGGTGGGCCGTACGATCATGAGCGCGGGCACTCCTATGCCAATATCGCGATGATCATGAACAATATGATCGAGTCCATCGGCAGTCCTGAAGAAGAACTGCAGCATCAGATGTCGGTGCTGCTCAGGACGGATGATGCTTCTCCACCAGATATTCATCAACTAACTGGTGGCCACCACACAGTTGATGTACAGCCTATCGTAGTCAATCAAGAACCAGAGGTAGTGCATGCCGAACCTGAGCCAGAACCCGAGTGAGAAACAAGTCGTGTTGTCAGAGGTTTCCGATGAGCAAGCGAAGAAGATGCTTGCTAAGGACGCCAGAGGAATTGGAGGTTTGGAGGAGGCAATTCTTCAGTACAAGCCGATCAATGACTTCACCACGTTCTTTTTGAAGTATGCACTGGAAGACCGTGACGTAGTGGTGCAGTTCTTTCCGTGTATCGAATTCTCGGAGATCGCTGAGCTACCGATGCCAGTGCATCCAGTAGAGCGCGCGAAGGCACCGGCGGAGCTCGTGGAGAAGTACAAGAGGATCTCCATCGTCTGCCAGCAGCTATGGCCGAAGTACGAGGTGTACTGGCTCAACATGTTTCCAACTGCCTTGAACGAGGTTGCGCAGGAGCACTTCAAAGCTACCAGCCCACGACTCGTCGCCAAGTATACGGAGGAACTCAAGAGCTGGTGGCTCAGAGCTCGGGGTTACGATCATCTCATCGATCTCGATGGTTTCATGGGGAGCTTCGCAGAGAAGCTGGATCGCCGTCTCGAACAAAAGTGAGATCGATTGTGAGACGCCTGGTTCTGGACTTGATCGTCCTCCAACCAGATGCTTCCGCATACTGTCGGATGTAACTCAACACAGTACCCTTGGCGGCTTCAGGCAAGATTAGATGTTGACTGAGCATTACGTTGTAGCTGCCGTCCTCGTTGGGAAAGCAGCCTACCAAGTCGGTGAAGTGACCTCCTGCCCTACTGAGAGAAGCATGCAGGTTCTCGAGCATCGTGTGGACGTTGCTCGTGGGCTCAGGTGGAAACATGGGTGAGCCTAATATCAATCTGTCTTACCAGAATCCCTTTGGTGACGACGCACTATCAGAGCGGGAGATCTGGAAACCAGAACCTGAACTGTTCGAAGATCCAATTGTATTCGCCGATGTAGATAAGCGACTGCCTAAGTTCAAGAACGCAGTTAAGCCCAGCGAGTTCACGGAGTTCGCATTCAGGATGCCCAAAGATGATGGGCAGGGCTACGATAACTTCTCGTTTGGTGGTCGCCCTCACATGCGAGCGATCTATGACTCACCAGCGAAGCATATCTTGCTCATCTGCGGACGCCAAGTTGAGAAGACCCTGTGGGTGAAGTCATTGGTGAGTCTTGCAAATGGCCGTCTCATCTTTGCCGAGCACGTCAGGATTGGAGATGAGCTGGCGACGATATCTGCAGGCGGTGTCCACACAACGACTGGCAGGGTGACCTGGGTCTCGAAATTCTACGACAAGCCCTGCATCAAGATCACGACACGGCAGGGCCATGTACTGACTATTGCTCTCACCCATCCCATGCGCCTCTGGGGGAAGTGGGTTGAGGGCGCAGCACTCAAGGTGGGGGACCGCCTCGCCGCAGTTAGGAAAGCTGGCGTCTTTGGGAAGGGCGGCGTTTCCGACGAGCGAGTTCGTCTTACTGCTTACCTTCTTGGTGATGGCCACATAGGCAAGAAGTACATCGGCTTTACCTCTATGCCTGGCGCCAAGCTTGATGAGTTCCTCTCCGATGTGGGGCTCTCTGGTGGTACCTACTGCGTCTCGAAGACGAAGGGGCAGGCGCTCCAAGTCCGTCTTCACGAGAACGGATCGGTCCGTGCCTGGATGATGGTAGACGGTCTTGTCGGACGGCTCTCTGGCAATAAGTACGTGCCCAATTGGGTTTTTGATCTCGATCAAAGGCAGACCTCACTCTTCTTGAACCGTCTCTGGTCCACTGATGGCCATGTGAAGAGGAATGGGCTTTCCAAGTACAGTATTGAGTACTGTTCCATTTCGAAGATTCTCGCGCAGGAGGTGCAGGCCCTCCTCTGGAAGTTCGGTATCCCATCGAAGATTCGTAAGAACTGGCCAAGCATCTATAAGCGTCGTGGAGAGAAGAAGCTTGCCTACATTGTGCGGGTCGAGACACAAGAAGGTGTGCGCCGCTTCCTCACTGATGTTGGGGCGCTGGGAAAGAGCGAGGACGTATTCGCTTCGGAACTCGTGTCGAACAACAACCGTGACACCTTTCCGGAAGAGGTGAATGACCTCGTTCGACAGATCATCGGTTCCCGCGGCGATGAGGGCCGTAGGGGCTGTCAGGCTGAGAGTGGAAAGAGCCTTCGGACAGCTGGGTTGCGTGAGACGCTTAAGTACCCACCTACGATGGGAAAGGTTCAGCAGTACGTGGCGTTCTTCCGTTCCGATGAACGATATGACCAGCAGCTAGTGAATCAGTTAGAAGAGCTGCTCTCCACCGACCTCTATTGGGATGAGATTGTTTCCATCAAGGATGCTGGGGTACAGACTTGCATAGACTTCGAGGTAGCAGGAACGCACAACTTTGTGGCCGAGGGGCTCGTTACCCACAACTCGACTCTGCTCGGCAACATAGCGCTTGGGTACATGTGTCTCGTGCCGGCTTACAAGGTGCTCTACGTTAGTCCTTCTGCAACACAGTCGACTACATTCTCGAACGATCGTATCAAAGAGCCAGTCGAAACTAGCAACGTACTCAAGAAGTTTACAACTAAGATGCTATCGAGCAACATCCTCGAGAAACAGTTCATCAACAGGTCAAAGCTCACCATTCGATATGCCTTCTTGAATGCAGACCGGTGCCGCGGAATTCCAGCTTGGCTCCTGGAGATCGACGAGTTTCAGGATATCCTTTCTGATAACATTCCAATTATCGAGCAGTGTCTGTCTCACGCTCCACCCATCTGGAAGCGGTACATCTACTCCGGCACCCCGAAGAGCCTCGACAACAACATCGAGTACTACAGAGCTAGGAGATCTACCCAAAACGAGTGGGTAGTTCCGTGTGATGCCTGTGGGATGAAGAGTACGACTGAAGGTGCAGGCCGATACTGGAACGTCCTCGGTGAGAAGAACATCGGTAAGAAGGGACTCGTCTGTGAGAAGTGCCACACTCTGATCAATCCCATGCACGTGGAATCTTGCTGGGCCCGCATGGTGAAGTTCGATCAGGAGAAGGCTTACTTCGAGAGCTTTCGTATCAGTCAGCTGATGGTTCCATGGAAGCCATGGCTCGAGGTTCTGCAGCAGTACGACGGCTATCCTAGAGACAAGTTCTACAACGAGGTGCTAGGCATCTCCTACGACAGCGGTATGCGACCGTTGACTATGAGACAAGTCTTCGAGTGCTGCAATCCGGACCTGTCGATGTATGACATCGAGAAGTACAGACCGCTGTCGTTCGGTCAGCCCATCTTCGCTGGTATCGATTGGGGATGCCACGACGAAGATACTCGTATTCTCACCAAAGATGGGTTCAAGTACTTCCGAGATGTTACTGATGAAGATGAGGTTATGCAGTGGGATCCAGATACTAGAGAGATGACGCTTACTAAACCTATGGTTCGTACAGTGCGTGATTGGGATCAACCTCTTCTTCATTTTGAGACTAAGGGAGGGCTGGACTTGATGGTAACTCACACGCATCGAATGCGTGTGATTCCTCCACAAGGTGACAAGTGGACAACAGAGGTTTCTAGTGAAACGGCGGAACGCGGCAATGTTAAGTTTGTTGGTTATGTAGATTGGAAGGGTAGGGACATTACTTGGTTTGGGTTGCCTGGATTGCCGAAGAGTCCTGGTTATTCAGGCTGCGAGCCAAGGCAATTCAATGCTGACGATTGGATCGAATTCTTCGGCTACATGATTACTGAAGGCGGCGTCTGCTTGAAAAAGAACAAGGCAGGAGAGCTTGTGCCCTACTGCCTCAAGATGTCGCAGCGAGCATCGGTGAGTCCAGATCGGTATCAGAAGATTCGTGATTGTATGGTCCGTTTGGATGTTCCCTTCTCCGAGTTCCCCAATCCCAAGACGGGGGATGTAAATTGGACTATTTGCGGTAAGCAGTATTGGGATTGGTTTTCGAAGAACATGGGCATGACAGGAGACGTGAAAAGGCTTCCTCGTTGGATGCTGTTGCTTGGTAAGCGGCAACTCCGCATTCTCTTCGAGGCAATGCTACTGGGGGATGGCTATATCGACCCACGAGACAACTGCACTGGTGGGGCGTACTACTCCACCTCGAAAGGTCTCTGCGAAGACTTTCAAGAAATCTGTATCAAGCTCGGGCTTCGCTGCATTGTTCGGCTTCACAAACCAGCTAGTGGAATGCGCAAAACTCGATGGCGGGCACTATGGTCTGCAGGACGAGATTATGCCTTCAACATGTCTAACGCGAAGGTTAAGAAAGTTCCATACAAGGGGAAGGTCTACTGCTGCGCAGTACCTAGTGGTTATATCGTCACCGAGCGGAATGGGTGTATCTCTTACCAAGGTAATACTGGTGAAAATTCATATTCAGTCATCACGCTGGCTACGTATGTAGACATGAAGTTCAGAGTCTTCTACGTCCACCGTTTCGTTGGTGAGGAAGTAGATCCGCCGATTCAGTTAGAGAGAATCGTGGAACTCCTGAAGTACTTCAACGTTCGTGTGATCGGAACCGATTATGGTGGTGGCTTCGATAGAAACGATCACCTGGTTCGAGTCTTCGGTCCTGAGCGCATCGTTAAGTATCAGTACATGGCTCGTGCTAAGAAGAAACTCGAATGGGATGTGAGGCTACGTCGATGGAAAACTCATCGCACCGAGGTGATGAGCGACATCTTCAATGCCATCAAGCGAAAGAAGTGTGAGTTCCCAAAGTGGAATGAGTTTTCAGATCCATACGCTACTGACATGCTGAACATTTACAGTGAGTACAACGAGTCACTCAGGATGGTTCAGTACATGCACGGCCAGGACAAGCCGGACGACGCCTTTCATTCACTACTGTATTGTTGGATCGCCTCGATGCTCATCATCCCGAGAGCAGACATCGTCGCTCCGATGAAGGAGGTCGATGGACGGATGGTTGGTACATATCAAGGTCCTATCGACCAAGGTTGACCTTGACATGTGGCCATGTTATAGTGGTCCACATGATAAGGTTAAGATGTCCGGTTTGCAAGAAACACTTCGTAGCTAACTACGAAGGTAGAGTTACTTGCTCGGATGAGTGTGCTGAAACACGTCGTGGTTCATACGACGATCGTTTTTGGACTCGTGTGAAGAAAAGCGCTGGTTGTTGGGAGTGGCAAAGCACTCTACACAAAGGCGGCTATGCTCGAGTCAGAAGAGAGAAAAGTAGAGAGCGTGTTCTTGTCCATCGATTGTCGTGGGAGATGCACAATGGTCCAGTTCCTAATGGGTTGCTTGTGCTCCATAAGTGTGACAACCCCCCTTGTGTGCGGCCGGATCATCTCTTTCTTGGCACGCATCAAGACAACGTCGATGACATGTTTAGTAAGGAGCGTGCAAATAAAGCTTATGGTGAACAGCATGGGAGGGCGAAGCTTACCGAGAAGAGCGTGCTGAAACTGTTCAAGATGAGTCAATCTGGTAAATACACCCAGAGAGAGTTGGCCTCGCGCTTCGGTCTCCATCCCGTGTATTTGAACAAGCTTTTACGTGGGCACAAGTGGAAGCATTTGCATCAGGGCTGAAAGTTGTTGTAGGCCATGAGGATGACGGGAGATACGATCTCATCCGCAGTCTCTGGGAACATCTTGCCGGAGACGCGCCGACCATACTTGTTCCTGACGTAGAAGAAGGCGGCCTGACGCATGATGGTTCGGCTGAGAGCGAGGAATCCGTACGCCATCTCGATCTCCTTGTCGTAGAACCTGGGCGCTTCTTTCACTAGCTTTTGACCAAGGGCCAAGAAGTTCTTCCACGGCTCCTTGTCACCGGTATGCTGCTCCACAATCTCGAAGTACTCTTCACCGATGGAGTAGAAAAGACGAGCCCACTGCCACACTTCAAAAGGCGTGAGAGCACGAGGTATCTCGGTCAGAGCGTGCTCGATCTTGGCCAGTACTTCTTGAACTCCGAGCTCGCTGAAGTCGAGTCCCTGGATACGCAGGCCCATCCCGAACTTCAGTCTCTCGAATTCAGAGCGCATGGCCCTCACCTCAGCGAAGGCTTGCTTCGCCATGAGGGCTGCGTCGTAGCCGCTCAGCTTCCTGCCGGCTCTCCTTCTCCTGGTCCCTTTGGCGATAAGGACGTCCGAGAGTCGAACATGAAACGTGGATGTGGCAGTCTTGCCCTCTCGGCTCTGTGCAATCAGCACCCCACGGTTGATCAGGTTCCTTACCTGTTTGACCGTAACTCCAAGGATTTTGGAGGCCTGGGATGTCGTCAGTAGTTCATCCACGCTTCTCATGTAGCCGAAACCGCGAGTAATCTCTAGCAGGAGGACCACATGAACGATCTGCCCTCCGTGACCCTCATCCAGCAATCGAGCGCAAAACCGAAGACTGGAGAGGAACTCGAGACCCTGGGCAAGCAGGCAGCTGCCCTTTACCTATCCGGACAGATGAATCTCACCAATGCGGTCGTCGAGACTGTGAAGAAGGCTGGGCTATCCCCAGAACAGGTGAGGAGAGTCGTCGAGTTCGCCAATACGGATGCCTACTTGCAGGAGTTCCGCAAGGAAGGTTCGGACCACAGGGTCATCGAGTTCACTGGTGGCCCAGCCGACCCGTCGTTGATCCTCAAAGATCTGAACGATGGCGGTGGCGGCACCGTCTTCGACCGAGGTGATGGGGACTACTCTCGTCCACCACCGGATGTGGTCAAGACCGCAGCGGTGAACAGAAACCGACTCGGAGTGATGGAAGACAAGCTTGCCGAGGCGTTCGGTTTGACAGGGTCGGAAATCCCGTATTCCGACCCACTGCAGGATGCCTGGGCGCTGAAGCAGAAGCTCGCTGGAGCACACTCTGAGCTCACAAGTGAGCTCAGCTTGCTCGAGTCAGTTCATCTCGATGTCTGTAACAAGATGTTTCAGCAGGTGAAGCAAGCGTCACTCGAGGGAGTACCGCTCGGGGATGTACTCAAGGCTTGGCACACCATAACGATCGACCCCGCTTTCGTGAAGGTGGCTTTTCAGTTCCTCGCGCCGAAGCTGCTGGAGAACAAGGTCTTCGGGGACAAGCTCTCGATCGCGAACTCCATCGAGAAGACTGCGTCCGCCGGCACTGTCAACGTCGAGCATCCACTCGTCAAGAGCTACGCTGATTTCTGCGACAACCTTTTGAAGATGGCTCAGATCCGTGCCGTCTCCGAAGAGCTCGCTTCGGGCGTCGACACCTTGAACACTTTCCTCAAGCAGGCAAACAACAAGCTTGCCGCAAGCGTAGCTGCCAAAGCCGTTGGTAGCACTGTGGGAAAGGCAATCGAATCTGTCCCAAAAGTTTGGAAGGCGGCTACGGAGGGGACGAAGGCGCTCGCTCCTGAGGTCGCCGAAGCTCTTGGTGGTGGCACCGTCGGTAAAGTTGTGGGTAAAGGAGTCGAGTACGCTCCGCACATCGCAGCTGGTGTAGCAGCAGAGGATGTGTATCAGCGCATGAAGTACAGCCCAGCCTTCCAAGCAGGCAAGAACATGCTGATGAGCCGCATCCCATACACTCACCCGTACATGGTGCGGCAGTATCAACTTCAGATGGGTGCGTGATGTCCAATCCAGTCGACACGTTTCTCGAGTCGTGTGAGCGTAGAACCAAGTCTGTCGAGAAGGAGAAGACTGCAGCCCCAGGTACTGGTGGTCTCTTTGGGGGCAAGATTGGAGAAGAGATGGCCAGAGGGGCCATTCAAGCAAGCATGGGAGCAGCTGCTATTGCCCTAGGTGGCGCTGCAGTGAAGGTCTTTCATGCCATCAAGAAGCGTCAGAGCTACAAGGATATGCTGGGTCACAACCAAGACCTGCGTGAGGTTCAGCAGGGTGATCCGGAGATGTTCGGTCGACACTTCGATTCGCTCTACTCATTGAATCCAACCTTCGCTGCAGATCCCATCGTCGCTGGTACCTACATGCGGCAGATGAGCATGAACCCGGCAACAGCTGGCAAAGCCATCGTGGAATCACTCGAAGCTCGACAAAAGACCTCACCGTTTGAGATTGGGCTCCAAGGTACGGGACCGTCCATCAAGTACAAGTTCTGAAAGGAACATGCTCAAGGCTAGTCATTTCCTTGGGCAGTCTGAGCTTGGGCCGACTGCCGTTCCACTTTTCGGACCGGCAGATGCCGAGTTCGAGAAGAGGGCGAGCGCCTCTTTGATGAGTGACGTCGTCAGGTACATCGAGAGACTGACGCCCAGTCAAGGGTCTCAGTACGTGCTCGTCAATGCAATGGGCGCCGGTGAGTACTACGGCTCGAACATCAACGGTGATCACTTCCCAGAAGCTGGATTGATTCATCGGCCCGATGATTGGAGCAGCAATCCTCTACTCGACAAGGTGAAGGCCAAGGAGTGGAGCTATGGCTACCCGACTTTCTACAACGCCCATCCCTACGCCCATCACAGAAACAAGGATGTTTCGAGAGCCTATGGAGAGGTAGAGCTCGCTGCCTGGAACCCGAGCATGAAGCGCGTCGAGCTCGTGACACGAGTGGACAAAGACAAGTGCGAGAACTTCGGTGGGATGGGGATCTGGGACAAGCTCAAGGCCGGTGACTATCCAGACGTTTCGATGGGCAGCAAGGTGCCGTTTGATACGTGCTCCATCTGCCTCAATTGGGATGAGTATGTCTCTGCCTTGCAAACCTTCGATTCGAAGAAGCACAGACATCCTGGGATAGCTGTCCTCGAGTACCACAAGAACAAGCCCATTCGTGGACTCAGCATCACGAGGAAGGATTACTGCGATCACGCTAAGAGTGAGATGAACAGAATCTACTCTGATGGGCGGAAGGTCTTTGTCTACAACGACTTCCCACGCTTCTTCGACATCAGCTTTGTGTTCATCGGAGCTGACAAGACAGCTAAAGTAATGCTCTTCATCTTTCAAGGCAGTGGTATCTACAAGGCGAAGCCCTCTGCAGAGGTCGCAGATGACCTGGGTATGGAGGCAGAAGAAGTAGAAAAGGCTGCGTCGTTCGACAAGGTTGCTTCAGTAGAAGATGAGCTCTTCAAGCGTGCCTTCGGTAAGCTAGCGAAGAACAAGAGTGGGGAGATCGACAAGCGGGTTGTACCGAGTCAGTTTGCTGGTAAGGCGGTGCCGTTGCTCACCAATGGCGAACCAGATCTACCGGAAGATGTCATCCGTCTTCTAGGAAAACTGCCACTCGAGAAGAGCCTTGCCACTACGGCTGGTCTCGGCATGCTGCTCAAGCCGCACGAGTTTCAGAAGATCACCATCAGTCTCGAGAACAGTGGCGTGAAGATCAAACCAGAGGACTTCATGCCTTCTCTGGCTAGATTGCTTTCCCCTTTTCTAGCCACTCGTTCGGCCTTAGGGCCCTTCATTGAGAAGCGGGTATTGATCAATTCAGACAAGTCAGATGAGGCTAAGAAAGAGGCTTCTTCCCATAGCTCGGCTCTTCTTCGTAAGATTGGAAGTGCCTACAACGGCTATCGAAAACAAGTGATGGACCTCGTAGCCAACACACCTGAATTCTTGAATGAATCAGGCGAGGAGTTCAGAAAGCTCGGTAGCGCTGAACTCGATGAGCTGTTCACACCACTCTCAGTTGCTTATCTCCAACAGGCGTACTTCAACGACCTACCGTTTGGGGATATGGCCAGTGGGATGGTACAACCTTCTGAAAACAGGCAGATGCCGGCGTGGAGAGGGGATTCCCCTCAGTGAACACGTGGAAGTGACAAGTAAGTCTCGGAGGATAATCCAATGAGTGCTCCCACGATGAGAATAGACCTGGCTGCAATGTACGGCACGCCCGGTGGACCCACGCAAGAAGACATGACCAAGGCTGCAGAGTCAGAGCTCTTCGCTAAGCTCGCAGCTGACAATGGCATCGACCTCAACAGGTTGAGTGACGAACAGGTCACTCAGCTCTATGAGGCTACCTTCAACAAGTCCGCAGAGGATGAGGAGAAGAAGCCGGAGGAAGAGAAGAAGCCTGAGGGCAACGGTGGTGGGGCAGTTCCACCGCAGTTCCAGAAGGGCAACGGCGGCGAAGAGAAGAAGGACGAAGAGAAGAAGGAAGAGGAGAAGAAGGAAGCCGCTGCCCGCGAATTTGAGAAGACCAAGGAAGCCCAGGCGAAGCTCGCTGAGGCTGACTACCTCGGTCGTGTCATCGCGCACTCCTTCACCCAAGAGCTCGGCCTGATCGGCGAGGCCATGGAGAAGGAAGCCGCGAAGCAGAAGGAAGCTTCTGCAACTCAGCCCGGTGTCCAGGTTCCGGCCAAGTTCACCAAGGCGGCAAGTGCCATTGATGAGCTTGCTGCCAAGAAGGCGATCGAGAAGGCGGCTGCATCTGGCTTCCCTGGTGACGAGTGCAAGCAGAGGCTAGATGCCCTCTTCGTGCTTGGGGCCAAGGACAGCACCAAGATCGCTGCTGCCGACAACACCGAGGGAGCGATCGAGCTTCGTGCCCTCGAGTTGCTCGAGCAAGTCGGTTACCCAGTGAAGTGGGACGAGCCAGCTCAGAAGTGAGAGCCATGAGGAACGACGGTGAAATTCGAGGAAGTGCTAGCCATCAAGGCTTGGCTGCGAAAGCAGTCGACGGCGATCGGTTCAGCAACTCCAGATCCGGTGAAGTCATCGGACACCGTCGCTCCACTACCTCAACCAGTTTTGGAGAACAAGCCAGCACCAGGGCAAACCGGACCGAGAGGCTTGGCTCCAAGGACAACCTACTCACGAGTGAACGCAGGTTTGCCACCACCTCCGGACGCCGGAGCTTCAGCACAGAAGAGTGCCACGCCTAGGGGCTTGGAGCTCCTGCCCGCAAAGACCGCAGAGGTTCAGATGAGCGCTTCGATGATGACCCGACCGACCCTTCAAGACCTGGTGAAGGAAGCCATGACTGGCACGATCAGCAAGGTGGATATCACCACTGAAGCAGTACGCCAGATGGTCAACCAGGGTGAGAATCAGAACAAGGAAGCATCTGCTCAGTCGGTACAGGCTGGTCATGTGCCCACCGACTACGTGGAGAAGCTCGCTGATGCGCTGAGCTACATCGCCACGGAGATGGAGAAGAAGGCAGACGAGCCTTCTGTTTCTCCGGGCAATGGCCCTGGTGCGCTCGAGGTCACGCAGGCGACCTCGAGTGAAACGAACGTCGATGCTGGTCAGCAAGGCCAAGCGACGAGCGCACACGTTCCTCCGAAGACTCCAGCGATGGAGTCGAGTGGGGTGGCCAAAGATCCGGCGAACGCCATGCAGACGAACGCCGATATGAGTCATCCCGAGCAGCCCACCGATCCAATCGGAAACGAGAAGGGCAAGATCGGTCCGAGTGAAGGTGACAAAACCATCACTGCTTCTGCTCTCTTTACCAAGAACCTCGAGCGCATCCTCAAGATCGGTCAGGACGAGGAGAAGTGTCCAGACTGCAAGCACGCCAAGAGTGAGTGTACTTGTGCGAAGAAGGAAAGCTCCATCGTCGATCAGATTCGAAAGAATTTCTCGGCTGGCAAGGAGAAGAAGGCAGAGGACGCGATCAACCCGGCTCAGATCTCGGCAGGTTCTTCTGATCCGCCTGCTGCAAGCGCGTCAGAGAGTGCAGTACCGGCACAGCCAAGTGATGTGAGCAGTCAGGCAAGCATGGTTGGTTCAAACCAGTCTGCTATTGACTACACGAAGGGGCAGGCGAAGGCAGATCCGAAGAAAGATCTCGGCAAGGTTCTCTCTGAGCCTGCACTCTCTTCGGCAACGGACAAGACACTTGAACAGGCGTTCGATAACACCGGCAATGCCGGAGTGAAGATCAGCTCTGTTCAGAACATCGCCGGTGACATGCACAAGGTCGCTGCAGCTCGTGCTCTTCTCTCCAAGCTTGCTCAAGATGTGAGTGGTGAGAAGAAAGAAGAACCGAAACCAGATGCCAAGAAGGAGAAGTCGTCCATGTTGACGCCGACTCCTCAGGGCCATAGTGGTTTCAATGCGTCATCTATGGGTGGCGGGTCGATGTGAGGTGAGTGATGGAAAAACTCAGCAATCAAAAAATCGCTACCGTTCTCCGTGATGCGGAGAATGCACTCCGAGTTATGGCTCAGGAGAGAGATGAAGCACTCTCCAAGCTAGCGACTGTGGAGAGACACTCACTGTGTGAGAAGCTCGCGCAGAACATGCAGAAGAAGGGAATTCATACAGACGTCGATATGGATTCTCTGGTTGGCAGTCTGGAGAAGGCGGCAGAACAAGGACGTCTTCCCATCATCCAGGAAGCCGTGGGTATGATGGGTACGAACATGAGCTTCGCCAGCCTGAACAATGATGGAGCACAACACGTCGGTTCTTCCGACTTCGAGAGCTTCATCATGGGCGACGTCGGCTGAAGGCTGTAGGAGGAACCGATCATGAGCACCGTTGGAAAGATCAACTTCGAGCCAGTCTCGGACATCCTGCCGGTTCAGCGGCGTGATTTCCCGCTTGCGGACAAGACGCTTGCGGACCCAACCAATGTTGTTGCACTCGTAGACGGTGAGTGGATGACGATCGATGCCACGAACAAACTCGTTCGTGGTGCGGCCATCGGCACTCCCGGCACGGCAGCAACAGTGAGAACCTTCCCGCTCTTCATGGAAAGAGGGCGTGCCGATGTGCAGGCCCTCTCGGGCACAAAGACGATGATCCTCTGGCTTGGAGACTACGAGTTCGATACTCGTATCTTCGATGCTGCAGCGGTCGTCGGTAGCGGTGCAGTCATCGGCACCATGATGCAGCCACTTAAGGTGGCAACGGTCACGATCGGTGCCCGCAATTTCGTGGGCCTGGTTGGACACGGTGGCGCAGCCGACACTCACCCCGTTGTCGGTTACGTCTCTAGGCTTCCCGCAACCAACGGCAGTAAGCTTCGCTTCATCAAGGGTTACAGGGTTTGATCCTCGGCTGAGTTCCAGCGAGAAGAAGGGAAGAAGGAGACACTGCAATGAGCGCCAGCATCCCGTCTCGTATGCTGAACGAGCTCTTCACTCAGAAGCTGAGCTCGGCCGAAGGCAAGGAGAAGATCGCCGAATACGGCGGGTCCTACATCAGGGACCGTCTGCGTGAAGTTAGCTTCACACGGAAGATTCTCCCACCAGAACAGGTGACAAGAGCCGACTGTCAGAGGTCGGTCAATCACGACACCCTGGTCAAGATCGTGGACATCGAGCCGAAGAGCCGGGCGATGACTCTCACGTTCCGTGGCCAACCGACTGCTCGGTTCATCCGTGCAGCGAAGGCAGAGGCCGCCTTCTTCACGATCTCATCGGAGATCTTCCAGAAGACGGAGCAAGAGCTCCTCGCCTACGAGATGCCCATCACCAAGGTCATCGAAGAGAACTCGGTGAAGGACATCCAGGAAGTCGAGGACCGCGAGTTCGTCATCCACATCGAAGCTGCCACACAGGCACTTCAGACGGAGGCGAATGGTGGTGTCTCGGCAGAGCTCAGTGCAACGACTTTGCAGGGTGGCACCCCACCGGTTGAGTTCTCGATCATCAAGGGCGAGCTTGCTCGCTCTGCGACGACCGATGACGCAACGGTGCGACCCATCCAGCGTCCAGACGTAGTCAACCTGTTCAAGCTGCTCGACAGCAACAGGTTGCGCGCTGAGCGGCTCCTGATGTCGGAGCCGGACTGGGACGACATCCTGCAGTGGACTGTCGAAGACTTCGGTGACCGCGTGCAGTCGGAGACCACGGTCGACGGCTTCAAGTACAACACCCTGCTCGGTCGTCCGTACGTCAGGACGATCAAGACGGATATCCTCCGTCCAGGCAATGTGTACTGCTTCACGGCGCCAGAGTTCTTTGGGAAGTTCTATGTCTTGAACAACACCAAGTTCTACATCGACAAGATCGCCAACACGATCACCTTCCAGGCGTGGGAGGACATCTCGATCTTGGTGGCGAACATCGCAGCAGTGCGCAAGCTCGAGCTCTACTCGGGCAACGCGAACCCGAGTGCGGGTTCACAAACTCTCATCGCGAACTTCATCCCTCGCGACGAGGATCAATTGGGAGCGGTCAACAACCGCGTCGACGAAGGACTCAAGTTCCCGAAGATCGTGGCGTTCTGACCAATCACCTTCGGGTGAGTCAAAGGGCGTCGGCGCTGGCAGGCCCGGCGCCCTTTCTCTTGAGAAGGACATAGAAGGACCATAGAAGGAGATCACGATGGCACTTGGATCTGGACAGTTCAGTGGGCAGAGGGCACAGAAACCCCACCTCACCCGTGGTACCGGCGGTCTTGCGGGTGAGATCGCAGATCTTCGGCAGGACATCGCAGATGACATGTCTGCAAATGCCGCTATCGCAGTAGAGGAGTTCACCAATGCGGCTGGTACCGCTGCTTTGGCGACTAATGCCATCTTGGCGGCAACAGCCACGTCTGCTTCTCCTGTAACGGTGCTTGCTGCCGCTATGGTTGCTGCTGGGCTTGCTCAGCTAGCAATTTGGCCTCGCCGGCTGACCTTCACCACTGCTGGTGGTACCCCATCTGATGCGCCGGCTACAGTCTTCATCACAGGTACTGACCCATACGGTGCGGCACAGACGGAGACCCTGGTGCTGGCTCAGACGGGTGCCATGGTTACTAGCGTCAAGCACTGGAAGACCATCGTCAAGGTGGATTATCCAGCTGGCGATGGTACTGACGCTACCGTTGCCATTGGCGCGGCAGCATCTCAGGTAAAGAGCTCGACGGCTACAGTGGCAGCACCAGTCACGGTGGGTCCCACTGGCCTCATCACGAACGACCTTGTGAATAATCCACGAGCACTAGTTTTCACTACGGGTGGTGGTACAGCATCAGACGCTCCGGCCAATGTGGTGATCACAGGTACAGACGCTAAAGGTAAAGTCATCACCGAGACTCTTGCATTGGCACAGTCGGCTTCGACGGCTACTAGTGCCAATTTCTACAAGAGTGTTTCGAGTCTTGTCTATCCTGCAGCTGATGGTACGGATGCGACGATCACGATCACCTTCACGGACGCCATTGGCGTGAGCAGGAAGGTCAAATCTCGGGCTGGTTTGGGTGCTTTGGTTCGTGAGATTGCGGCAGGTGCTTTGGTAACCAACGGTGTTATTACAGCGCCGACCACAAGCAATCTGCCATACGGCTCGTACGCTCCAAATACAATCGCGGATGGTGTTAGTGATCACGCCATCTACTACGAGTACGACGCCAGCCAGAACATCTGAGCTGGCCTGGAGGAACCATGGCTGACGCTCAGCAGGTCTACGTGATCCACAGTGGCGTTCGCAAGCGCCACACTCGTGCTCTGCGAATGCAGAACGCTATGGCCTATAGGGCCAAGTTCGTGCAGAAGCTTGCAGGAGGAGATGTCGTTGTTCGAAGAGCACGTCCGGTGCGTGTCTCTGAGGCCACACTTCTCAAGCATCTCGATGAGATCAAGGCTAAGTCCGCACTCGGTCTTCTAGAGGTGCGTACCAGCGATGGTCGTATGCTCGACCTCAATACCCTCAAGGTAGCAGGAAGGGCGACTGTACCGAAACCCATGCCTGACTTCCCCGCCGACTCTGTTGCACGGGACAAGCCGATCAACGTTCACGTCAGGCCCTATGCCGAAGGCAAGGCTCAGCTCGAGGAAGTGGAAGAACCAGTCCTCATGCGAGAGCAGATGCCAGAAGGTGAAGAGCCGTCTTTCGTAGAGGAATTGCCCCCTATAGAAGAACCATCTTCTCCAGACAAGTCGAAGAAGAGCAAGGGGAAGAAGTGAAGGTCTTCAACGTCACCGACCAGCCCACGATCATTCTGAATGTTCAAGGGATGGTCAATGTGCCGATCGACGTTGGAGGAGTCATCGTCGAGCCGGGTAAATCCGTCGATGTATCAGAGAAGCTCAGGAGGGAACTCCTCGCTTCCAGGTAT